CGTCCTCGTTGGTCATGTAGACCGTGGCGGTGCCGGTGCCGTCGCCGAAGCCGCTGATGTAGGTGCGGAAGGGCACGTACTGACCAGGGGTTTGGCCGATGGTGGTGACGTCGATTTCAGCGCGGCTGATCTCGAAGCTCCAGTCGCGGACTTGGCCCACAACGGCGAAGTCGGCGTAATAGACCTCGAATTCGTTGGGGGCAACGGCGGTGCCGTCGTCGGTGATGGCCAGGATGGTGCCACCGGCGCTGGTGGAGACGGTCAGCGCACCAGTGGCAGCGGTGTAGCTGAGAACGTAGTAGGTGGTGGCGTCAGAGATGGGGGCAGGCAGCGTGCCGGTGCCGGAGCCGCCGGTCTGGCTGTTCACCACGCGGAATTTCACGGGGTCACCAACCTTGAAGTTCAGGTAGGTCTCGACCGTGATGACGTCGGTGCTGATGTTGACGCCAGCTTCACCGAACGAACCGGTGGTGCCAGCGGGCTTGTAGTAGAGAGCGCCGGACGTGCCGGACAGAACGGTGGTGGCCATAGGGGCGTACCAAGAGGCGGGGGTTTCTGGGCGGGCACTGCCCGGCTTATTACAGGTTAGCGCCTGTCCTAAACATTATCTAGGACAGAACAGTTGCAACGAAGGAGGTGTCAATTCGACCCACGAAATGGGGCGCATCTTCTGTGGCGGAGAACGTTGGGCCGTTTATTTCACCGACGCGGAAAAAGACGCCGCTATTTGTTTTGGCCGTATTGTTTAACGTTTCAAGGGCGTTGACTGCTGTGGTCAGCAGGGTTTGGTTGCGGGCGGGGCCGCGACCTTTTTCCGTAAAAATGCGAATGATTATTGCGCCACGGGCATTATCCACGCTGGAAGTCAGCGTTGGTTCGTTGGTGATGCCGAAGGTGACGTTGACGCGGATGTATTCAGTCGTTGTGTTGGGTGGGACGGCGGTGATGTTGTCGAAGTAGACAGGGACCGCTGGAACGAGGGCGCCAAACGCTGTCAGTAGCGGATTTTCGACGGTGGCGCGGATGGATTGGTAGTTCATAACTTCACATTACGAAGGGACTGGTCCATGTACAAGCTGATGGTTTTGTCGATCGCTCCACCACGCAAATAAGTGGTGTACCAATCCAATGGGGCAGTGCGTCTGTTGGGTCCAGTTGGGTTTACAGCAAGATCACCGCGCAGGCCGCTGACTCGTTGACCTCTTTCTGCTTTTTTAATAGGTTCGTAGCCCGGATAGCGGTAGTTACTTTCAACCAAGTCGAGGGCTACATCTGCGTGAGGGGCCTTGTTTGCAATGTAGTATTTAATTTCTGGTTTAAATTTAAATTCGTCAACCGTAAGAATTGGCGCTTTAAGTCGTTGAGCTTCGCCAGAGGCACCAGTACCAGTGGATACTTTGCTGGGGGTAGCTATTTCCCAAGAATTGGAAAATTGGCCGGACCAAGCTGGTCCTTGTTCTTGTAGTTGGAGGACGATGTTTTCGGCGCTGCGTGCCACGCCAATAATGAAGGGGGCAAGGAAGCCGGCTTCGATATTTTTTGCCAAACGCATGAAGTCGTTGCGGCGGCGTGCCATTACTGGGGCCTCGCTATGACGATGTGGAGCACGGGGGCGTCGCCTCGGTAAGTGTTGACGTTGAGGATTTTGGCCTCGCGGGTAACACCGGCTTGGGTATAACGGATGCGATCGGCTTCAGTTGGGTAGTAGGTTCCAAGTTCGTTGCTGCCGAAGATGAATTTGACGTCGGTGGCTTGGTACAGACCTTCGGATTCGCGGGGTGTGACGCGGGTGATGACAGCTTTTACCGTTACGGAAATGTCGGGGCCGAAAACGTTGCCGCTGGTTGGGTCGTAGGTGCGGGGCGTGGTGCTTTTGATAAACGTGATGTCCTGGCCCCAGTCCGCAAGGATTGAGGTCGGGATTGGGGCAAAAGTGTCGTCGATTAGGCCCATGTCACCCTCGGAAGAGGCGGACGGCGTAGTTGGCGGCGCCGCCCATGCAATAAGGGCCTAGGTAGGTCTGGAGCCAAGGGTAGACGTCGAAGACGTTGTTGATGACGCCGCTGGTTTGGCTGGTTTTGTTGTATTTGACTTTGAGTTCGCCCAGTTCCACTTGGTCATAGATGCCGGTGGTGCCAGTGCTGCCGGTGATGGCGTCGGTGTCGTTGGCGAAGGCGCGTGCCAGCTCGTAGGTGGCGGTTTTGATGCCGTCGGGGATCACGGTGCAGGCGAGATCAACGCCGTCCACCGTGTAGTTGTCGCGGGGCCACTTCAGGGCTTGGGTGTCGGTGCAGCGATCGCCGTAGAAGCTGAGCGCGTCGATCCAGCGGGTGGCGGAGATCAGGGCGCGGTTTTTTTGGTCGGTGGTCTTGCTGGTCCAGGTGCTGGAATCAGGCACCGTTTCGAAGTAGGTGTCCGCAGCCGCCAGCGTCACATAGCTGTTGGCCGAAGCTCCACCCACTGTGGCGTCAATGGCGGCGGGCACGGCTTAATACAGTCTTTTCTTGAGTTTAGCTCCAGAAGTAGATCTTCTTGTTTTAGGGGGTGGACTCAAGATGACGGCGTGGTAAACCTTGCCACCGGTCATTTCAATGTCAGCTTGGATTTCGGCGTGTTGGTCGTAGGGGACGTCAATAAAGCTGCGGAGGTTATCCTGTAGTACGAAAAGCCGGACTGTACTCATGCCTGCTCGCAAACTTGTGGACGCTGATGCCAGCGTAGAAACAAAGGTGGCTTCTGTTCCATCGGCGGCCCCCGGAAAAACCGTGCGGTCGCTGGAAGTGGTGGCTAACGCTATTCGGGAACGGTTCTCCAGTGGGGAATCTGCTGAGACGATCCTGCAGGATCTGCAGGTCAGTGAGCACGTATTTAGAGAACTGCTCACCCAGTCGTACCAGCTGGTGGGGCGTGCCCCGGTGATTTTTGAGTATCAGGAGAAAATGCGGATTGGGGAGATTGAAGGCTGAGTAGTTTTTGGCAAAAGAAAAGGCCCCCGGTTTGGGGGCCTTTGTTTTGGCGCGTACTGAAGATCAGTAAGCGGTGGTGTCGAACGGGGTGTTGACCAGCAGGCGAGCGATGGGCACTTGCTTGGTGGTGCTGTACACCAGGCTCCAGCTGCTGGTGTTGGCCAGGTTGCCGGAGGTGGAGGCGTTGGTCGGGTTGTCGCCGGCGTCGGCCCACTTGGTGCCAGTGATGTGGTAACCGTAGTGGTAGTCAACGGCCAGGATGTCCTGCATGGACAGGATGTTGCGGTCTGCACCGAGGCGCAGGTCCTGCTGGATGCCCTCGGAAACCACACCCGACTTGAAGAGGTACACGGGGTACTTCTTGGCGTGGGTGGAGGTGCCGCCGGTCAGGGCAGTCAGTTGGTCGTCGATGACGACGCGGAGGCCAGCGAACGTAGCCACTTCAGCAGCGGTAACGCCCACGCCGCCGCCACCCCAGGTGATGGCGCCGCCGGTGGACAGAGCCGAGGTGCTGAAGGTCAGCATCCCGATTTGCTGCAGGTAGTAAGCCACGTTGGAGTGCATGGCGATCGAGTCCAGCTCGTCGCCGCGCTCACCCAGCTTGGCTTTGGTGCCAACGACGTTGGCGACGTTCAGGAAGTTGGCCTCGGTCATGGAACCGGGGACACCAGCGAACGACTTGTCGTTCTGGTTGGGGCCGAGCACGCCAGCGCCGGAGATGCCGCCGAACAGACCCAGCAGTTGGGCTGCCAGGGTGGCAGTCTTCAGCTTGTTGATGGCTGCAGACAGTTGGTTGCGGACGTGGGCCAAGGGGTCGGCGCCGGAGCCGAGTTTGCTGAGGTCGTCGGCCGCATAAGCAAAACCACGGTGCAGAATCGTCATAATCTGCTCGTCGGCAGTGACGTTCTGGGCGGTCAGATAACCCAGGCCACCGTTCCAGCTGGAGGTGGACAGGATTTGGGTTTCGGTCGGGGCGATGGGATCGAAGAAGGGCACGCGCACGCGGGTGCCGCCAGCGCGGGCGTCGAGGGCAGCGTTGCGCTGCACAATGCCGCTCTGGATCCACTTCGATTGCTCGAAGATGCCTTCAGCGGTGTACTGAAGAAATTCAGGACGGGTAACAAGGTTCGAGAGAAAAGTTCCCCCGAAGTTGCTGTTAGAAGCAGACATGGGTTAGCTCCAGTGGAGTCAGGGTTGGGGAGGTGCCCCACAGGGGCTAGAAACCGGCTTCTGTTTTCAACAACCTAGCTTTGTCGGGGTCGCTGGCGAGCATCATCATTTGCTGAGTGACGTTCCAGGCGTCCTTGGACCAGGGGTTGGATTGGCCGGGGAGGGCGGTGGCGCGGGCACTACCCGTGACACCCATACCGGCGCGGTTCGTAGCCGCAAAGTGGTGCTCGTAACCGCTGCCGGGGTTTTTTAAGTTGGCGATATACTCGCCAATCGGAACTTCCACGCCGCCGACATAAGCCACAGGCTGTCCTTCTTTGGCGCGTAAGTTCTCCTGCACCAAACGATACAGCTGATCGGGTGCAAGCGCACCAGCAGAAGAGAGTTGGGCGATGGCGCCAGCGCGGAGTTGCTCTTTTGAGTAACCCTGGCGGATTTGCTCGACTTCCGCTTCTTTTGCCGCCATTTGTTGCTTGAGGTCAGCAACAGTTTGTTGGGCCTCTTCCCAGAGGGTTTTGAACTCGCCAGATTCGGCCAATTTGGCGGTTTTGGCGGATTCTTGCGCTTGGCGCAATTCTTCCAGCTGGGATTGGAGGGATTCGCGGTTTTCGCGGTCCTTGCGGCGCTCGGCGATCAACTCTTGGTTTTTCGCACGAAG